GAAGATCATATACTTTCATACAAGTATCCAAGAATGTACGCACTAAGAAGGCCTACATGGGAAATAAATCCAACAAGAAGTATAGATGATTTTAAAGTAGCATTTTATAAAAATGCTCCAGATGCTTTAGGGAGATTTGCATGTATGCCTTCTGAAGCAATTGATGCCTTTTTTAAATCAAGGGAGAAGATTGAAAAAGCTTTTAGCAATATGGCTTTAGCCGTAGATAATTTTGGAAGATTTGAAGAGTGGTTTGCACCAGATCCAGATAAAGAATACTTCCTTCACGTAGACCTTGCACAAAAACATGACCATTGTGCAGTTGCTATGGCACATGTTCAAAAGTGGGTTAACGTAAAGGTAACTGATACATACTCTCAGCCAGCACCAATTGTAGAGATAGATGCGGTAAGATACTGGACGCCTACGCCAGACAAGTCTGTAGATTTTACTGAAGTTAAAGATTATATTTTGTCTCTTAGGACTAAAGGATTTAAAATAAGAGTTTGTACTTTTGATAGATGGAACTCTCATGATATGATGCAACAATTAAAACAATACGGAATTAACACAGAAACTTTATCTGTAGCCAAAAAACATTATGACGATATGGCTATGGTAGTAGCAGAAGATAGACTTAGTGGACCAGCAATTAAACTTCTGGTAGACGAACTGCTTCAATTAAAAATTATGCGAGATAGAGTTGATCACCCACGAAAAGGATCGAAGGACTTGGCGGATGCAGTTTGCGGTTCTGTTTATAATGCTATAAGCAGAAGTAGACCTCAAAATAACGAAACAATAGATATACACACTTATGATTCTTTAAAGTGGGATAGAGAAGAAGAAGATACAATATCTACAAACATGATAAGGCCTCCAAGGATGCCACAAAACTTATCAGATGTACTAGACGGAATGGAAATAGTATGAGTATATATCAGGAAAAAGCCAAAGAATGTAAATGCTGTGGAAAGCATGTCCCGCTTCCAACAACACTTAAGGAATATGGTGGCGTAATGCTATGTCCTACAAGCTTTGCAAATGTAATAGAGTATAAAAGATTATGGAAGTCTTTAGGGTCCAGGCCAGCTGGAAATATTAGAAAACATTTTTCTGAATATGTGCAGCAAATAGTGGAAACAACCATTGACAAAAATGAAGACGGCACGTTACAATAGACACTTGGCAACAGTAGCCAAGTTGGTTAAGGCCCCGAACTCATAATTCGGCTATCGTAGGTTCAAGTCCTACCTGTTGCACAAAGGAGAAAAATGAAAGAGCCAGATGAAAGCGATGAAAGGTTATCCTATTATCTAGAGATTGGTGCAGTCAGTCTTGAAGGTATGGACGAAAACGGAGAAATGATATATAGCATAACCGAGCTTGCAAAAGACATTGCTCCAGAATTATGGCAATCTCATATAGAATACGTAGATAAATCTCTTATGGAATTATATGAACAGGGTTTAGTTGAAGTAGAATATGATGAAAACTTAGAGGCTACGCTTCACCTTACTGAAGAGGGTAAGAAAATAGCAAAGCTCAGGGGCCTTGTAGAAATGGACTTTAAGGATATTCCAAACGACTAATTGCAGGGTAATTAATTTTTTGATATAATATATTTAGGTCGCCATAAGGGGCCTAAACAAATTAACTTATTCGCTTGAAGGAGGAATAAAATGGTAACACAATTCGCTATGGATCTTTTTAGGGATCCATTTTTTATTGGCTTTAATCGTGAGATTGAAAGAATGGCTAATGTGCACAATGCTGCATCACGCCAATCATATCCACCGTATGATGTATTAAAGCTAGATGATGACACATATCTCGTATCTCTTGCAGTGGCAGGATTCACAAAGGACAATATTACCGTATCCGTAGACAACGGCACCCTTGTAGTATCTGGAGAAATTGTTGAGGTTACAGACGCAGAGGTTTTGCACAAAGGAATCGCTGCTCGTAAATTTACAAGATCTTTTGCCCTTGGAGAATACATGGAAGTGTCTGGCGCATCGTTAAAGGACGGCATGCTTAATATCAACATTAGCCGATTAGTCCCAGAAGATAAAAAGCCAAAGACCATCAAAATCAAATAAATAGTATAATATAAGTCTGCACCCCGTCACTGGGGAGTCGCAGGCTATTCGGGTCGCTACCCGAAGGATGGACCTGAGTATGTCCTCAAACTGCTCTTTATAATTTAAGGAGAATGATGTTTGAATACAGAGTTAAACAAGTAACAAAAATAGTGGACGGGGATACTATTGATGTTGACATTGATCTTGGATTCAGCATTTCATATTCTCAAAGACTTAGGTTAGCAGGTATAGATACGCCAGAGTCTAGAACAACAGATAAATTTGAAAAAAGTCTTGGGTTAGAGTCAAAAGAATATCTTAAGTCTAAGCTTAAAGACGCAAAAGATATAGTTGTAAAAACAGAAAAGCCAGATAGTTCAGAAAAGTATGGGAGAATTCTTGGATGGGTCTATTTAGATGGAAACACAAAATCAGTTAATGAACAGATGATTGAAGACGGTTATGCGTGGGGATACATGGGAGAAACTAAGGTCAAAGACTTTGCAGCCTTAGCAGAAAAGAGAAAAAAGAGCGGTAAGTAATGCCTATTTACGAATATAAGTGTGAGTGTTCTCCAGACAATATAGTTTCTAAAGAAAGATCTATAACATCAGTTGAACCTAACTATCTATGTGTAAGTTGTGGTAAAAGATTACAAAGACATTTCACACCTTTTGGAATACAGTTTAAAGGTAATGGATTTTACAAAACAGATAATGTTAAGTAATTTAAATTAACATTCTGCTATAATTGCTAAGTAAGCAAAGATATTGCATTACTTAGGAGATACCTAGTTGACTAGAAAGTTAAAGTACTTTTTAACCAGCCTTTTTGTAATTGGCTGGCTTTTCCTTTTTAGTCCTAATTTTGCCAATGCTAATGAGCCTCCAGCGCCTTCAGAGCAGGTTGTAGTAAGCCCCGCACAACAAGCAGTTAACACAGCTCTTGCTACCGCAACTACAGAAGTAGCACAAGCAGTGGCAGCATCAGAGACAGCCACTTCTACAACAGCAACAGCGGTACAGGCAGTGACAACATCTAATACAGAAGTTGCTCAAGCAAACACAGCGGTAGCTGCAGCCGTAGCAGCAGTTGCAGAAGTTGCAAATACATCGACGGTTGTGTCAGAAGCAACAACAGTGGTTAGCAATGTAACATCGGCGGTAACGGCAGTAACAACAGCAGTTGAGGCAATTCCTGTAAATGCAACAACATCAAATACAGAGGTAGCAGCTGCTCAAACAGCAGTTGAATCAGCAACTACAGTAGTAACAGCCGCAACAGAAACAGTTTTATCAGCATCCAACACTTTGTCAACAACACCTCTTACTACAGTTGCAGAGGTAGCAACAGCAGTTGCGACAGAGGCGGCACAAGCACAAACAGCATCTACCGCTATACAAAATGCAAATACTCAAGTACAAGAGGCAAACACTGCAATAGCGGCAGCAACCACGGCAGTAGCGGCGGTAGCTCCTGCACGGACAGAGGCTCAAACACAATTAACTCAAGCAAACGTAGCAATTAATAACGCTCAAGACGCAGTCAACGCCCTTGCAGCAACTATCGGCACAACTACAAATGTTTTATCTAATGTCGATGACGCTGGCGTTCGAATGAACCTTCCCTTTAATTTACAGATGGGTGGAGTAACATATAACAATGTTTTTGTAGGCTCTAATGCAACAATTACTTTTGGGGTAAATGAAGGTGGAACATATCACACTACACCTAATGCTCCTTCTATATCTATAGCAGGCTGGGACTGGACTACATGGAGTAATGGGTCTGGAATCACATACTCAACAACTACTAATACACTGAGTGTTGCTTGGGATCTTAGAGTTTATCCTTTAACTACCGCCGAGACACAAATGACTCAAGTTAGATTTAACGCAGACGTTAATCCATCTAACGGAGCATGGCAGGCAGATGTTAATGTTACTGGACCAATACCAAACGGTGCTAGATTTAATATAAGAGAAACAGCAGGCGGAGCAATAACACCTATTATTGATACTAATTCAGGTCCTGGATTTAATGGGACAATAAGTCAAGGACCAGCCTTTACTCCTACACCTGATCCAGATAATGCAACAGTATTGGCAGCAATTAATACAGCAAACGCACAAATTGCTACATTAAACTCAGCAATTACAACAGTTGTTGCAACAAATACAGCAAACATAAATACAGTTATTGCACCTATTGCAACTGTTTCACAAAATACTGTAACTGCATTAGAATCAGCAAGCACAACATTAACTGAAAAAGTAGCAGACCTTGCAATTGTTTCTACAGCCGTAGAAAAAGTAACTACCGCACCTACAATAGTAGCAGCAGCACAAACAGTAATTGATGCAGTTCCTGCACCAGCGCCTGCACCAGCGCCTGAGCCACCAGTTGTTGAGCCACCAGTTGTTGAGCCACCAGTTGTTGAGCCACCAGTTGTTGAGCCACCAGTTGTTGAGCCACCAGTTGTTGAACCACCTGCAGAAGAACCACCTGCAGAAGAGCCACCTGCAGAAGAGCCACCTGCAGAAGAGCCACCTGCAGAAGAACCACCTGCAGAAGAGCCACCTGCAGAAGAGCCACCTGCAGAAGAACCACCTGCAGAAGAACCACCTGCAGAAGAGCCAATCACAGAAGAAGAAGTTGTGGAAGAGCCAGAAGCGGGATCAGAAGAAGCAGTAGAAGAATCTGTTGACGAAGCATTGTCTGATGGTAAAATAGATGAATCAGAAGCAGAAGACATTTTAAATGAACTTGCAAGTGACGGTGAAGTAACTGCAGAAGAAGTTCAAGATCTTGCAGAAACTTTATCTGAGGATGGAAAATTAACTGATTCAGAAAAAGAATTAATAGCAGATGCACTTGTCGAATCTATTGCTCCTGGAGAATCTTTAACTAAAGAGCAAATACAAGAAGCTGGAATTGAATATAAAGATTTACCTGCAGACACACCTGTTGAAGTTCGTCAAGATGAGAACGGAAATGAAGTTGTTATAACTGCAGAGGTAGCCGCATCCTTAGTATTGCTTGAAAATCCTTCAGAGCTATTATCAACAGCTTTATCTGATCCAGGGGCAGCATTAGAGGCTTTAGGTAATATAGGTGCAGATATGTCAGCAGAAGAAAGAGAAGAGGCTACCGAAATGGTTGTAGCAACCGTAGTGGCAGCAGGAGCAGCAATTAATGCAGCAGCAGTTGCTGCTGGAGGTGCAACTGGTGGGGGTACTGGCGGAGGAGGAAGTTCTGGGGGAAGCTCATCAGGGGCTAATTCACCAGGTTCAAGGGGAGGTAGAAAATGGTAAGAGTAATAAAGAATATCATTAAAGACATGATAGATCAGGCATGGACCCTTCTTGGCATGTTTATAGCATGGGTAGTCCTTGACGGAAGTGCCAAAACAGTAGTAGGCTATGGAATAGTAGCTACAACTGCTTTATGGGTAGTCACTAGCCCTATTAGAAATAGAGACTCAGAATAAGGTATAATAGGGGTATGAAAAGAATAACTGCTATTGCTTTGTCAGGTCTATTGATGCTATCATTGACTGGTTGCGGCTATCAAGGTTTTTACAGATACCCATGCCAAGACCCTGCTAATTGGGAGAAAGCTGAATGCAATCCTCCAATTTGTGAAGCGACAGGCACATGCACTAAAGATGTAATTGGTAAAGATCCAATTGCAGAAGACAAGACAGGTACCCCAAATGGCTAAAGAAAGACTAAGTCCACAGGATCTAGATGCTAGATTAAAATTTATTTTAGGAATTACATTAGGCACAATTCTTTTGTGCACATCATTGGGCATTTTGTATGCTTTAATTTTTGTAACACAACCAATTGGCGGACAGTCAGAGAACGATAAGATGTTCTTTAATGTGCTTGGTTCTGTTGCAACATTTATTACAGGAACACTTGCAGGCCTATTGATTGGTCAATCTGGTGCTAAGGATATCATGTCAGCACAGTTGGCTAACAAGGAAATGGATGCAAAGAACACTCAGGCGGATAAGAAGCTTGAAGCAGAAATTGATGCAACTGCAGCACGTTTAGCAGCAAAGCCAGATGGAGCAATGCCAGCAGAACAGCCAGTTGATACAGATTGGGATAAAGACTAATGTCAGAGCAAGGTACAGCAGCACGTTTAATTGAAGTTGCTACAGCAGAGATTGGGACTATCGAAGGCCCAAAGGATAACGAAACTAAGTACGGCGCTTACACAAAAGCTAATTTCCAACCATGGTGCGGAAGTTTCGTAAATTGGTGCGGAAACGAAGCGTCCGTAAAAATTCCTAATACTGTTTACACTCCAGGTGGTGCACAGGCTTTCAAAAAAGCTGGTGCATGGATTGATGGAGATGTTGCAGACCCAGAACCAGGAGATATAGCCTATTTTGATTTCCCCTCAGATGGCGTCGATAGAATTTCTCACGTTGGAATTGTTGTAAAAGACAACGAAGACGGAACTGTTTGGTGCATAGAAGGAAACACATCTTCTAAGAAATCTGGAAGCCAAAGAAATGGCGGAGAAGTTTGCAAACAACTTCGTGCCTATAAGAAAAACAAGGCTGGAGTAATGATTTCTATTGTTGGCTTTGGCCGTCCTAAGTTTAAGGGTGCGGGTACTGCTCCTGCTGCAGCAAAAAAGACTGTCAAGGCTGAATCAAAAGTTTGCCCAACCTGCGGTAAGTAATGAATATTTATAGAGTTAAGTTAGAAGTAGAGGCAGAAGTAGAAGCCTTTGATCAAGATGACGCTCTAGATTATGCAAATGATATTTTTGGCGTAGATGACGAAATCAAAAACGTTAAAGTAGTTAGTGTTAAGGAGAAATAATGGCAAAAGAAGGATACAAACCAACTTCTGGTATGCAGTCAGCAGCACGTCGTGCTATTAAATTAAAAGAGCAGGGTAAGGCTAAAGGAGCTGGAACAGCGGTAGGCTGGACTCGTGCAGGACAATTGGCTCGTGGAGAAACATTAAGTCTTTCTACAGTTAAGCGTATGTATTCTTATTTTTCTCGTCATGAGGTAGATAAAAAGGGTAAAGATTGGGATAATGCAGAAAACCCATCTAATGGTAAGATTATGTGGTTAGCATGGGGTGGAGACGCAGGCTTCTCTTGGTCCCGTAAAATAGTAAACAGGGAGAAAAATATGAAGAAATCATTAGAGGTACAAGAAGTAATAGAGGAAATTAAAGACATGCTTGAGGATGCAGTTAATCCAGTAGACACAGTCATTGAAATTCCAGAAGACACTTTGTCAAAATCAGTGGATCCTAAACTAGAGGAAGAAACAGATGAAGAAATAAGCAAAAACTATGAGTCTGATAATGAAGACGAAGACAAATGGGACAATATGGAAAAGGCTTGCTGGTCAGGATATAAGCAAGAAGGCATGAAAGAAAAAAATGGCCGAATGGTTCCTAATTGTGTTCCAGTCGAAAAGTCATATAATGAAGATGAGAAGCCAAAGAAAGAAATGAAAAAGTCCATATGGGATGGTGCTTTTCTTAAATAGTCATTGACATAGCCGTAGCGTTTGCTGTATAATATATATCAGTGGGTGCTACGGTTTATGTTTAGGAAATAATGTTAAATCTAACAGAACTGGGTGTAGAAGTCTTTATTAAAAAGGCTAAGAGTATCACTCCATTTTGGGACAATTACGATCTAGTAATTTGGAAAAAAGATATTAATGGATTTACAAATGTAAAGGGCATGTTCAAAGAGAACACATGGGGGACAGCAGAAAGAATTTCTGTTGACAGTGACGGAATATGGAAGTTGCCCACAAAGCATGTCAAACATTTTAAATGATTTAGGCATAGATGAAGACGATTTAGATTGGTTCCACCTTGCAATATGCAGAGGAATGGATACAAATCTATTTTATGAAAAATATGAGTCTGATGCTAATGTAGCAAGAAATATAGACGAGATGTGTTTCAGTTGTCCAGTAATGAAAATGTGTTATGAATCTGGAGTAGATAATAATGAATATGGAGTATGGGGCGGAGTATATTTAAGCTCAGGTTCAATAGATAAGTCAAAAAATTTGCATAAAACACCAGAAGACTGGAAGAGGTTAAAGAAAAAAAATGTTTATTAATAAAAAAGATATTAACGAGCATTTTAAGTATGGAATAAATGAATGGACTGGCGAGCCAAACAAGCCCGTTTTCTATACTGAAGAGATGAGAAAAGCAGTTCATCAAGTAAAGAAGCCACCAATGCTTCTTATGGACATAGTAATGTACCCAGAGTTTTTAGCGTTAAGACTGTATGAAGACAATTTTTTACAATTTGAAGGAACCAAAAAAGAAATGGTTATTGATTATGTAGGAAAGATCAAGCGCCTGCTTGAGTCATACGGAGTAAGATGCGAGCTGGAGGGTAAGCCTAGTGAAAGAATACTATGACGTTATTCATGTTGTATACATTCATTCAGAGGAATGTCACGGAACGGTTGAAAAACTTGGTGCATGGGCATCAGTTGTTAAATATAATAAGGATGGCATGGAGTACACCGAACTAATGGAAAATGAAGATTTCAGCATCATAGATGAAATAGTTTTTAAACATATTGAGGAATCAGAATAATGGAAAAAATATTATGCTACAGTTGTAATAAGTCTAAGAATAAATTAGATGTTAAGAAGTCTTCTCTTCTTCCTATCAATTTATTTATTTGTGAGACCTGCTCATCTTCAAAATTTGAGCCACGCTGGGTAATTATTTTGGCTGGTAGATCTCAAGGCCCAGAGCATGTCAAAGAATTCATTGTGAAAAGACGGTATGTTGGCAATGAAATTTCAGCATCGGAATTGTTAGTTTAAATAGGTTTATCATTCATTTTAAGGTATAATTAACTTATAATGAATCTAGATTACACCGCCGTCGTTATTGCTGTTTTTGCCGCCATTTTATCTGGTATGGGAACAGCAGTAATTGCTGGGCTTAGAGACAACAGAAAAGAAAAAATACGCAGGGCTGAGCGTGATCAGGACCATCTCAAATTAGAAGTTAAAGATTTAAAAATAGAGTTATACAAAATTGAGCGGGAATTGACTGAGTGGAAGGATAAGTATTACAATACCATTCAGGAGTTAATAGGGGTCAAGGCTGAGCTTGAAGAAACTATGCTTAAGCTCTCATATATAGACCATCATATAGAAAATTTAGAGGCGCTGGACAGAGAATTTTAAAAATAGTATACTAAGGGATATGACCTGTATAGTAGCCCTAATTCACGAGAACAAAGTCCTCCTTGGTGGAGACGCTGCTGCATCCGATGATAAATCTGGTTTAATTTTTCAAAGAATAGATCCTAAAGTTTTTAAAGTAGGACAATTTGGCATAGCGTTCGTAGACAGTTTTAGAATGGGACAAATATTGCAGTATTCCTGGACGCCACCTAAGTATACTCCAACTACTGGATACAGGAACTTAGATAAGTTTATTAGAACAAAGTTTGTTGAGTCTATTAAAGAAGCATTTAAAGAGCAAGGCTACGGAAATTTTAGTTCTGGAACAGAAGATGGCGATGAAGGCGGAATTTTTATAATAGCAGTACAGGGTGCTGGAAGAATATTTACAATGGACTCTGACTATCATATAGGCGAAGCAGATGTTCAATACATGGCTGAGGGTGCAGGACAAGAGCTTGCGCTTGGATCATTGTTTTCTACTGGGCTTATTAAGACTCCTCGTAAGCGTGTAAGAATGGCATTAGAGGCGGCTGCTAAGTTTAATATGTCAGTAAGACCTCCCTTTACAATTATAGAAGTCTAGAGTATAATAGATTTATGAAATGGGTTAATCGTTTAGCAGCAACCCTAGTTGGATTGATCGGCGTTGGGGTTATCAGAGAGTTCTTTAGCAGATACGATGTGCTTGTATTTGACAAAAATGATGTTGAAGAAGCTAGACAAGAGATGGACGACCCAATGTTTAACCCCATAGACTTGCGTGGAACCCCTACCCATGCTTGCGTATGCGGATCACAACATTTTTATATAAGAGCTATGTTTGATAATTATGAAATAGCAACATACTTCTTGGATATGGAATGTACTGAGTGTGGAGCTTTGCTAACAGCCCCTACTCCCTTAGACAGAGAGATAACAGAGTGAGAAAATCAGAAAGAATCAGACTGCTTGAAATGGAAATGCTTAGAATGCAGTTTCAAATTGAATATGTAAGCAGGGCTGTAGATATCCTTTTAGGAGAAAGCAAAATCAAGGGTCCTGAAATGGATGCTGGAAAATGGTACAAGACTAAACTAGATAAAGATAACTAGACCCTATTGACAGTATTGGGGCTATTTAGTATTATTAGTCTATGAATAAAAAAATACTACTGGGCCTAGTTGCCCTTACGCTAGTAATACCATCAACATCGCATGCAAACGTAAAGAACGGAACTGTATCGGTTCCGACCCTTGCAATTCTTGATACAGGATTAGACACATCAGTTCCTTCTATCAAAGATAAGTTAGTTTATGAAGTCTGTATTTTAGAATGGACAACCTGTCCAAATGGTCAATCATTTATGGAAGGGCCAGGAGCAGCAAATATACCATCGCAGTCTATTACAAAGAACGGGTTTGGTCATGGGACACAAATGGCTTCTGCTGCAGTATCTACAAATCCAAATATGAATATTGTATTTGTTAGAATTATTGGACAAAATATTAATGGTGATAGACAAATAACAAATGAACAAACTATTTACAATGCCTTAAATTGGGTTTATGCTAACAAGGATAGATTTAATATTCAAGCAGTTTCTCTTTCTCAAGGAAGCCGTGGCCTATTAGATTCTGCAAGTTACTGTCCTTCTACCCCGACAACACAAAAATCAATTACTGACTTATTGTCTGCAGGAATTCCTACATTTACAGCGGTAGGAAATAGAAGTGACTATAAGAGAATTGATTGGCCTTCATGTATCCCGCAAGCAGTTGCAGTCGGTGCTGGATCTAAAAATGGAATAGAGACTTATAACAATTATGACCCTGCTCTGCTAGACATGTATTCAATAGGTCAATTAAAAGTGTACTCTCCAGGAAACAACCTAGGGTTTGCATCAGGTTCATCTATTGCTGCTCAAACCGCTGCTGCTAATTGGATTGCCCTTAAACAATTTAAACCTGAGCTTAATATTAATCAGTTAAATGATTTGATTTCTACCAAGTCTCAGACAATTAAAATGGGCAAAAGATTTCCACAAATTGGAAAGTTGTTTGAACTAAAGACTGCGTTGAGCTAATAATATGTCAGATAGAATGACTGTATTAGAATCAATCATTCAAGATGTAGCAAAGGCCCTCTTTCAAAAGTGGGCTAATGCTCTTCCTGAAGATCAACGCTCAGAAGAAACAATTTCTAGTTTAAATAAAAATGCCACAGAGTCTACATATTTTGTAGTTAAAATGTTTATGGATAGATTTAATGAGGCAGCAGAACAATTAAAATCTCAACCTGATGAGCAATAACTCTATTGACTCATTCTTATTAATTTAGTAGAATAGATACTATGCAAACATTCTTACCAGAGGCGGACTTTGACCAAACGGCAAAGCATTTAGATCGCAAACGTTTAATTAAACAAAGTGTAGAGAACCTTCAAGTTCTCAAATCTTTGGCTGGACTATATAGTTCAGGTGCATGGAAAAATCACCCAGCAGTAAAAATGTGGAACGGGCACGAAGACTGGCTATTTCTTTATAATGAATCTATTATTAAAGAAATCATCCTTCGTGGATACAAGAACACAACTCATGAAACATTTGATAAGATCTATCAGGATCATTTTATGATGCTTGAATCAGAAAAACCTTGGTGGCTAGGAGAAGACAAACTTCATTATTCACACAAAGGTAGGCTTCATGAGAAAGATCCTGAAAAGTATTACTTCTATTCAGAGTTTTCTGATTTTAGAGAACTAGGATATACCTGCTGCGAAGCATGCAGCTACTATTGGCCAACTCATGTGGAGTCTAAATGATAGTTACTGACGAAAGCTTTGATCAGGCAATAAAAGAAAATAAAATGATATTAATAGATTTCTGGGCTGAATGGTGCGGTCCTTGCAGAAAGGTTGCTCCAATACTAGAAGAGATATCATCTGAGAACAACCTACCTGTCGGTAAGTTAAATATTGATGAGAATCCAGAAAAACCTAGAGAATACTCTGTACAATCAATACCAACTATGGTATTATTTGTAGATGGAAATCCAGTCCATACCGTGGTTGGCGCAAAGCCCAAGCACATGCTCCTAAAGGAGTTAGCGGAATGGCTCTAGATTACGACGAATGGATGACATACGGAATTAAAAAAGGTTGGTGCGGACCACCTGTATGTTATACACATGACGGACTACCAATGTCTGAGCAAGAAGATGTAGAATTTGACGAAGGTCAAGATCCCTGCATTCATATTGTTCGAATGTATGAAGACATTGATACGAAGAAAGAAATTGAGTCTAATCACTCACCGACCCAATGGCGGAACTCATACATAAACTAGAATTCCACGCTCATCTAGAGGTGGATAAATTAAGGAGAATAAATTAAATGAACTCATTTAAGAAAGTATCGCTAATCATCGCTGCAGCCCTGACTAGCACAATGCTTGTATCGCCAGCAGCTCAGGCTAATGCTGGAACTGTCACCCTAACGGTGGCGGGAACTGCAGCAACAGGTGGAACAGTAGTAACAACTCCTGTATCACTACCAGTGCCAGCAGATAACAGTATTGATGCAGCAGATGCATTGAAAATTGCTGTAACATCAGTAGACACAGGAACAGTAGTAACAGCAGTTGCAGTAAATGCAACCCTTGTACCTGCTCTTGCAGCAACTGGTTCAGCAGTAACAGCATCATCTGGAACATCAACGCTATCAATTGCAACAGGAACTGGAACATCAGCAGACTTTTATGTATATACTAAAAGTACAGCAGTAGGATCAGTATCGATTACTCGTGCTGGAACTACAACAGTTTACTACGTACAAGGTACCGCAGGTGCTTTGAACTCAATTACACTAACCGCTCCTGCATCAGCAGCAGCAGGTACATCACAGGTACTTAAGGTATCAGGATACGATGTGTTTGGTAATCTAAAGGGTGGAGCCACAATTAATACTTTGGTTTCAAGCTCTGGAGCAGCACTAGCAACAGCGCTAACAACTGACACAGCAACAGCAACACTTGGAACAAAAGAGCAGACAGTAACAGTTCCTGCAACTGGTTCAATCACAGTAGTTGCATATGCAACAGTAGCAACAGCCGTAACAGGCCTATCAGCGCCAATTGGTTCTGTAAGCGCTACAATTGTAGTCCGTGATATTGCAGCAGAACTAGCAGCAAAGAATGCAGAATTAGCAACAGCTAATGCAGCACTTAAAGCAGCACAAGATGCTCTAGCAGCAGAAAAGGCTGGACGTGCATCAGATTCTGCAACTGCAACAGCAGCAGCAGTAACAGCAAAGGCTGCAGCAGATCTTGCTAAGGCTACCTATGTCAAGGAATACAATGCCCTTGCTACAAAGTGGAACAAGAAGTTCCCAAAGCTTAAGGTAACACTTAAGAAGTAGTCCTTTATATTGTTCGTGGGGCAGGGGAAACCTTGCCCCATTGACATATAAATGATAGAATATACATATGGAATATATTGAGGACGCAATCAGAGAAAAGATAGCAGCCGAAATTAAATATTTAGAATTACCACCAGAGTGGAAACCTAGCGACGTAATATCATACATTGTTAGAAAGATTGAAAGGCAGTAAATGTTTAAAAAGATTAGATTATGGATGCTTGAGCAACAGGTAAAGGCCATTGTTGCAGAGAATTCAGGGAAGAAGGAAACTGGAATGGCAACAGCCAAGAAGACAGCGCCTAAGAAGAAGGCTCCAGCTAAGAAGACAGCTCCTGCAAAGAAGACTGCTCCTAAAAAGACTACAAAAAAGAAGTAATGCCCCTAGAAGAAAAATGTGAAATGGCGGGTTGTGGCAAAACTGCTACCCGCATAACCAGCACAGAAAGCAAGTATATAGTCATTTGCGAGGAATGCTGGCACGACAAATATAGAAAATAATAAATGCTATAATAGATCTATAGATGGACTTCTAGACCCATCTAAATACAAACCTATAGGAGAATAAAAATGTCAGACGGATTAAATTTAACAGGATTCAACGAAGTAAAAGATTCAGGCTCAAACAACCTTAATCTAAACCCAACTGGTACAGAGCCAGCAGCAGCATTCCCAGCCAAGGATGTATCATCTCAAGATGGTGCAGGACTCGGTAACAACGGTAAGTAACATGTGCGTAGAATGCGGATGTGAAGCTTTAGGAAGCGAAACTGGTATTGCAAATATCCCAGGAGGCATATTAGATGTTTCCAGGGATGGAGAAGCAGGTCTAACACTAAACATGACTGCAACTCCAGAACAAAGAGAAAACTTTATTAATGAGTGACAACGGCACTGGAATGGATACTCCGCCAAATAGTCAACCATCTGGCGCAGTAACATCACAAGAGGCAGCAAGAAAAAATCCTTCGCAAGGTAAGTTTAGATCTGGTTTTTCTGGTCCAAGACCAGCAACTAAGATCGACACAAACAAGCATGGTATTCGTAGAGAAACTATACTTGGACAAAAGAAAACCAAACCGAAGAAAGTTTAATTAAATATTCCCCGCTAAGCCCTACTCTTAGGGCTGGCGGGGATACTTATTGGAGAAATATGTGTAAAGAATGTGGCTCATGTGATAAAGAACATAGCACCACAATAGATGATGCTATTGACAAAACCTTAGACTCTCCTATATAATTAGAGACTAGAGAAAGAGGAGTATATGTGGGATATACTGTTGTACTTAGCTTACTTTTTAGTTGGATTTTCTATAGGGAAAAGATCTCCAGAATCAGAAAATAAGATTTCTGATATGTACAATAAACTAAACGAATCTCAAGATGCAGAACATTTATTCCATGCTAAATGGTTAGATGCAGAAAACAGGGCGGAAACCTGGAAGCGTAGATACGACAATCTACTTCTAAATACACAAACATCCAAGGAGCAGTAATGAACAAAAAGAATATCGGATTACTATCATTAGTCCTAGCCTTGGCTGCTATTGCCTTTGCAACATACAACAGCTTTAGTCAATTAAAAGATATTGATTATGACCTATTTGAAACGGACGACGAAGAAGATGATGATTAAACCAATTGGCGGAATGTTACTTGTTACAAAAAAGCAGGAAGAAGACAAGACTACTAAGTCTGGCCTTGTTATCTCTGCAGTATTCAACGACTCTGGTCCAAAGATAGGAACTATCGTAGATATGGGTGCAGGAGAGGTTAACTACAAAGGCGACTTGATCCCTATCTCCGAGCTTGATATTGGAGATGAAATATACTTCCCAGACCATACAGGCACAGAGATCGAAGACGAGAACTCAAATAAGTATATTCTAATTAACCATAAACATGTTATGGCTAAATTAGCTCGCAATTAGTGAAGCGAAAAGTGCGGCGAGAAGAGAAACCCCATGACTAATCCTGATCGAAATCGATCAATGCGTCTTAAATTAGTTATAGAAGAGATGCTAAAGGATATTGATATGAGCGGGGAAGAGTGGAATGACCGTGATAAGGACGGCATACCATATTGGGAGAAATGGCATAAAGCAGATGATTGATAAACTTATTAATATATTGTTTAAATGGACTGGGTTTAGAGAGGCCCTATTTGCAGAGGTGAATATGTACAACTCATTAACTAGAATTATGAAGGATCCTAAATCTATGGAAATCGCATCAGCATTTTGGGAAGAGTCAGATGGTTGGAAAGGCTGGACAGTCGAAGAAAACAAATACTACTTTAATGATATACCAGAGCACGATCTCATGGGCGTAATGGAATCCCTTGAAGAAATGACTAATAGATAAATGGCAGATCCTAACCAAACACCAGCCAGAGGCAATTGGGTATGCCCATGCTCTGGATGCTCCAAGGCTGTGGCCTTTGAGAGAGATAATTTGGTAGAATTGATACTACTACATAAAGCTGAATATCTTATTTATAGGGGCTCATCTTTTGACGCAGAGGGCAACCTAATGTGGGCTAAAGACGATGCTTTAGCTTATTCTGAGGGACTAGATTATGTAGTCAAATTAATCGAAGATAGAAAACCTAAGCCTAAGAAGAAAGGATAATATATGCCATTACATAATCAATTACTCGTAAATGGATACACTAACAGCGCCCTAAAAAGTGAAACGTCGGCGGTAGAGTGGATGCAGTCATTAGTCGATTCCATCGACATGAAGACAATACAGGGTCCATATGCATCATATGTGACTAAGGAGGGCAATCGAGGTCTAACCTGTGTAGTTATGATAGAGACCTCACATATAGCCCTACATATCTGGGATGAGCCTACTCCAGGAGAGATTCAATTTGATCTCTATACCTGTGGAGAACTCCCAATTGATAAGATTTTAAAGAAGCTAGAAGATGAGTTAGGTCTATTTGACTACCATTATATAGTGCTTGAAAGAGAGACTGGATTTAATATTTTAGAGAGAAATCGAGGCGGGTACAATGGACAAATTGATACCCTATTTGAATCTCAAGTAGACTTTGAGTAATACTGGAGATTATACATATAGCTTCATATGCAACTGTGGAGCTATATTAAATCTAGAATTGTCCAAGGAGATACATTACAATCCTAAATGTTTGAAATGTAATTCTAGTCGACTACAATTAAGATATAGTATCATCCTAGGAGATCTATGGATGAATGATGAAATACTCAGAGATTAAAGGCGGGAACCAATAGTTGATAGCCGATATACTAGGTAGAACTAATAACTGTTATACAGGAGGAGACTGTTGGGATTATGATCATTCAACTAGATCTATCCTTATCCTATCAATCATTATAGGGATAGTAGTAATATACAAGATAGCCAAAAGAATACGAAATAAAGGAGGGGACCAATAATGGGATTCCTAGATAACCTAGAAGCATATATAGACTTTACCGAAGATATAGATAAAGACCCAGATATGGATCCTATCTCAGGATACTCTACAGGCAAATGGTCAGATGAGGATGATTCACATCCTGTGATAACTCCTGTATTTGGACCAAATAGGTAGCTAACTCCTATATCCCCCCGCCATTTAACATGGCTCTAATAGCCTCCTAGGGCTTATTTTGGCATATTCTAGAGCATATCTTAGATAAAATATACTACTAATTGTGAACGAATTACTACTTATGTATATGTAGATAGATATACATGTAATGGGACACTCCATTTTACTCCACCGTAATCCACTTTGCTCCATATTGGAGCCCATGTTCTACTATATTTGAGGGATTTTGTCAATACCCTCGTAAATGGCATATTTTGCCCACATTGTCAAGGCTTCAGGGGCATTTGGGCATGCTCCGTAAACGGAAAATTTGGCCCATATTTCCCCAGATTATGATCACATTCTGTTATATTCTATATATGTTTCTTTAGATTAATATACATTTATATTAGATTCTTCTAAAATTTCAGGGATTTTTTATACATGGTCGTAAAGCGAGATATTGGCCCTCATTTTTTCCACAAAAAATCCACAGCCTGTGGATAAGACTGTGGATAATTTGGGCTAGATATATTAGATTAGATCTACATGTATGATTGGTCTATGTATTGCTTATTGGTGTTATTGGTTTCATGGAGCCAAGAGTATTTATAGTCCCCCGTTTTTTCTTTGGGCATACGGTCTATAATTGCTTTCCGCTCCTGGTTAGTTATAGGTAGTTTAAGATTGTTAAATGTGTTCTTCTCTTTAATCTTATCTACAACTTGGTCTAACTTATATGCTAGGGCAAGACCTTCTGATACCATACCGCCGTTCTCGACTTCCCGCTCATACCGTCTTGCTTGCTTCTCTATAACCCACGTTACGACCTCCATAATGCGGTCTAGGGTATAGGTAGGCTGGTCTGCTAGGAAGCCTCCTAGGGAGGCAGGATTGAAGAAATGGTCCTCTGAATAATTACAGAGAAGTTCTGCTACTTGCTGTTCTTTGGTTTTCATAGTCCGCCTTTCTACTCGATTATATCATAAGGGGCTGACACTTGGCCAGCCCCCTATTTGTCCACCTACTGGACAGCTTACTTCTTAGGCTGTGGCTTTTCCGCCTGGAAGACTACGCCCTGTGCTGCAGCATCCTGCAGAGCCTTATTGGCTGCAGATGAGAAGCGGCCACGGCGGCCAACAGTAATGCCCTTGCTTGCTAGATATTCACGCTTTGTTGTCATAGTAATAGATCCTTTCAGTGATCGTTTATATTCATTATATCGGATACCCACGAATTTGTAAATACCCCCGTAAGAGCTAAGATCAGCCCTTACGTTCCGCCTTATATATTTAGTTGTAGTTCATTTGATGTATCTTCATTTAGATATACATCTGTAGCTTCAATTACATCATCTGTTAGAATAGAGTTCCATTCTGTTTCAGGTAATGCATTTGCAAGATCGACTGCTTCAAATTGGTCGGCAGCCTCAATAATGGTGTAATAGTTATGATACTTAGTTCCAAATACTCTATAGACTGGCAAGCTCTCTCATCTCCCATTCCGCATATGTTCTGACAATAAAGTCCTTACCTAGATTATAACAATATTGGACTGCTTCTGTCAAGGACTCTGTCTCATATATTGGAATGTCCATTATGCCTGCATTGTCCCCTTTGTCATATACCTCAAATGTATCTACTCCTCCAGGAGAACATGAGTAATTAACTTCCAGGATTTCTAAGCTTGGCTCATAATTAGTCATTTTGCCCCTCAGTCTTCCCCATACGATCATTGATTAATTTAGCAATGATGTTATGTGCTTCATCCTGTTCATGTAGGGATCCAGACCATAGCAAGGCCTGAGCCTTACTTAATTGTTCATTGATGTACTTATCAGTCTGTTGCATCTTCGTCCTCCTCTTCTTCTTCAAACATTGAGTCTACAATGTATTCACGATTTAACATCCATTCAAGAACGTCATCATTGTGCTGTTCCGCCCCGTACTCCAGGGAGAACCCGTGGCCAGCCTCCACAGCCTCACAGAGGTGGTCCCACATTTCATCTATGGTGCAGTTCTGCTTGTACGTCTCATCCTCAAATATGTTGTTAATGGTAGACCAAGTCCACAACCAAACTAAAGATAACCCTAGGTCGGTGGTATCAAGAATTTTTAAACATTCGTTTAGTTTATCTTTGTCTTCAGGCTTCATTACGTGCTCCAATCGCAAATGATAGTTGGTAAGTCAGTTGATAGAGTTCGACCAACATATCTAGTCGCCCCTCCGCATTTGTGCGGTCCATAGAATCCATTGCTTCTTCGGTTTCTTCCTCCCGTGCAATTGCGTCAGCAAGTTCCTGCTCTGCAATTAGCATTAGGTTTTTTAGTTCCCCGTGCATGATGTCTAGTCCCGTTACCCCTGCGTCCACCATACGTTGAAGGTGGGGCGGGAGTACAAGAGATTCCTTATCAGTAAACATATCATCAGATATTGTCATTGTTATACCTTTCGTTAGAGTTGTTCATTATATCAGTCGCCACTGACAATAAATGCTCGGTTGCCATAATTTGTCCCTGGATATTAATCTTAGATTGAACATTGTAATCACCCTCTAAGTCCTGGTTAAGACTAATTAGATGTATCTTCATATACTCTATGAATTTACTAGATTTAGTTTGTGTGGTCAAAGTAACCCTCCGCCCATAGGCCTTGCATAAAACTAACAGCCATTTCTAAATCATTCCTTAGTTCTGTCTTATCCATTAAATCGGACGGGTACCTAAGATAAAAAAGCTTTGCGTCATGTACAGCATTAATCATCCTGTTTAGATCGGATTCTGTATAACCTAACATAAGTAATCCTCATCTCCTTCTTTAAGATTATAGAATTTATTAAATTCATCATAGATAAACTCATCTCCTGACATTTCAGCAAATTGCTTATCTGCATAATACTGGCCTTCATCTAAATTAGAATTAATCCAGTCTTCAAGTAATTGTTCTGCTATATCTTGATATACAGCGTCAATTACCATTTGATTTACATCTTCTAGGAAACTAGCCATTATACCTCCGCCTTTTCTGTAGTATCCAATAATACCATGTGGGTCTGACATTCTTTCATAGCCTCTTCATCACGCCATGAGCCCTCATTGCATTCAGAGCAGAATTGACCACAATCATTATCGCAATACTCAACACAATCATAAGATTGGCAAGCATAGCAACGTGTCTCATAATCTAGAATTTCTTTAACTTCACCACGAACAATCTCATATTCCCCACCCCAACCTGTTTCTTCCTCAAACTCTAATGTGAGCAGGCAGTTAGGAACAAGATTACTTAGTTTAGTTAAGATAGTTACAGCAGGTGACCATGCAGTCTCATATTTATATACAAGCCAGTTGTCATCACCCTCTGATTTATATTCAATTAGTTCTGTCTCAGGATACTTCTCATCATCTGATACAGCAACATCCCATTTAGTTCCCCAGTTAGAGTTATTCCATGAATACCAATCTTTCTGAGTTTTAGCAAACTCAACAGACTTGCGGAACCAATCAGGGTCATTCATATCTAAGTTGCTACGGTCAGGCTGGCAGGCATATTCCTCATCAGTAATACCCTCATCCTTATATGAGTGAATATTAAAGAATGCAAAAACAGGATTACTATAAGTAACCTCTTTAATTTTGGTGGGGAACCCATGAGCATTAATATCACCCATACCATATGTCTCTTGTGCTAATGTAAAAGGCTTATTCAATCTATCTTTAATCATATCTACCTCAGACTTAGGTCCTTGAATAGTTAACGTGTTATAACACCAATTTGGCATTTTATTTCCTTTCGCTAATACCCCAATTATATAATGGACCACTGACATTTGTCTATGCTATATGGGTGTGTTCTACACCACATTGATCTCAATATGTGAAATTTCCAGGGATTTATATTGACATCCGTAAATAGCATATGATACCCTCACGTCTTTTGCGGGCCAAACAAAAAATCCCTCAGCTAAGCTGAAGGATCTTAAGATAAGCAAGGCTGCTAGCAGAACGAAAGGAATTTAGTAAACGCTGCTTTACTTAGCGACTTGGGATGTCCCTGGTAGCCGCACCTTACTTTAGTAAAAAGGTCCGCTAGGACCTAATTACTATTATATCATATTGCAGTTAACTAAACCGAGATAGTTACGTCTGCATACTTTTCTACGAAATTAGACAGGTCCATGGTAAACAATGCTTCATTGCTCATCCCATTTACCTTATTATCTAAATCATTACGTGGTGCCTCTTCATGAAGACTGAATGTCTGTTGCGAGAAATCGACAATAGCAATCTTGTGCTCGTTATCGCCAATCTCATTTACATGCAGGCCCCAGCCTGTTTCTGAATTCCAATCATCTGCAACCATTTGGCTAATAGTGATACGTGTTGCATATGAAGGGTCATTCCAACGTGGACGTGCTTTAAACACTGCCTCTGCTAATCGAGCAAGCATTTGATTGCCAGCCCAGTGCCCGTACAGCACAATTGTGTTTCCATTCGGTTGTACAAATCCGAAGTTTGCTCTGTCTCCCATTTTATTCCGCCATTTCTGTTAGTTGTGGTGATTCTTCTTTTTTGTTTAATTCTATCATCTCGAATGAGACTTTGTCAAGGGCATCCTTGTTTTTATTGTAGTGGTGGCCACAAAAGAATAGCTCACCATCTACTAGTTTAATTAGATACATAGCCTGAGCTGTACCGCATTGATCACAGCCGATCCAGCGAGTTAGATCCTCAGAGGTCATAGTCAACGGTTCCAAATTCTAGGCGGTCAGCAATGTCATCATATGCTGCACCGTCCTCAGATGTTTCTGCCCACAGTCGGATATTAGTTACAATAACCTCTCGTGCAAATTTAACTCCGTCTTCAAAACCATCTTGGTAATCCATTTTATCTCCCTGTATATCCTGTCGGTTCGTAGTCTGATGTATAACTCTCTGTTAGATTATACTTATCTCGAATGCGACTTACTTTCTCAATGCTACCAGTTCCAATGTTGAATGTCAATGGTGTTAATGCTTGAGGGTCCAGTCCCATTATCTGAGCATCCCAATAAGCCCTCTCCATAGAGAGCCTATCAGGAGCAGTCAACTCAAAATACATTATGCTTCCCTCACATTGCAAACTTCGGTGTCGTCAACTTGAACGTTACCGTCATTTGAATCTGCAAATAGAGCATCTGTAATTACTGAATCAAGGTCGTAGTCAGAGTAATCAGAAAGAATATCATATGAATATGTTCCGCTTACTTCTACAGATGCAGTGAACTGAACTTCCTTAATAAGTTCAATGCCAAGCGCTTCAGCAATATCACGTAGAGTGTCTTGGTCTTGTGAGTCTGCATATGCCTCGCAGATAATTTCCTTGACCGCATCAATCTTACCTTGAAGAACTCCATTAGTCTTCTGTGCCTGACGTGCATTGTGTAGGTCCCATTCAATTGATGTAACCTTATCAGTTGCATATTCTGCATCTGAATATCCACGGATAACTTTATAGGTTACCAATAGATTAGGATTATATGTATCAGGGATTGGTGAAATTGTTACTGTTGATTCTTCCATTTTATTTCCTTCCGTTTCTGTTGGTTGAATTGTAGCATGCTCCACTGACAATAATGTTGGCTTACGGCCACATGGACATGTGATTTCCATCACCCCAGACGGGAATCCAAATCCGTCTGATGATGTTAGTTCAATTAGACAATCACATTCATCTGGGTCGCAGGCAAATGTGTACTTACTTGATACTAGTTCATTGGTCATGCGAGTATTATAGCGGGTGCCACTGACAAATAGCAATAGATTTCAGGGGATTTTTTATGTGATCCGTAACACAGAAATCCTGCCTTCAATGTTGCGGGCGTCTCATTATATGAAACGCAAATCTCATTCTTAGCGATCCGTATGGGACTTGAACCCACGACCTCTACCGTGACAGGGTAGCGCTCTAACCAACTGAGCTAACGGACCAAATGAAAACGGGGGAGATTTCTCTCCCCCGTTGCAAATCATTTTGTTAGAATGATTTTACCAACTTGAGAATTTTATTTTTCTCGGCGGTAAGAATTGGGTCAAAGCCTGACGCACCTGCCATAAGTGATTCAGAATTGCCACGACCTGAACGATAGTAATCAAGGCGTTCGGTAATCGCATTGAAAGCGCCCCATTTAGTTCCCTTGATTGTAGCGTTAGTTGGTGAGTTATGATAAAGGTCATCAAGTAGAACAACCTTATTTTCCCACTTCTTTAGCGCACCCTTAGAATCTTTTTCAGGCTTTGGATAAAGTGTTGTGATGAGTTTAGAAAACTCTGCGTCAGTAATGGATTGAGAATAAAGCGCTTGTGCTTCTTTCTCGAATTCATCAAAGTATCCAAGAGCAAGTCCAAGAGTCTCACGAGCAACTTGAATTCGACCTTCGACAGATTGTGTATGACGAATCTTGAATGATTGCTTAGCGTTACGCATAGCAAGATTCAAAGTGTTTTGACATACAACACGAACAGGAGTAACGGCAGCCTGAACAGCAACAGAGCCGTCGTGTGAAGTCCAGACAATGAGATAAAGTTTTGTCTCATCATTAGCACCTTGTGGGTCAATAACCATTGTGCGTGGAATGTCTACAGTTCCGAAAACCACTTTACCCTTTTTCAAAGAGCCAGCAGATTCCCAGCGACAGTCAGCATTTGCGTCGTGAATAGCGTCAGCGAAAGCGAATAGTTCTTCATTCTGAACAGGCTTGTAACGCTTGCCTACAGTTGCGAGAACATCAGTTTCCTGATTGAATGGATTTGTGCGTAACACAAGATGAGCGTCTGAAACATCATTCCAAGATTCTGAAATGTGGTCAGTCAGCGGAGATAAACGAACATTCCAGTTCGCCAACTTTGCTTCTTCAAGCATTGTTTGTGTAGTTACATCTTCATCTTGATTGAAGATTCGGTTTGCGAGATTGTGCCAAGCGGGTTTTCCACGCAAAGCAAAGGCAACATCGTTGCCGTTTGTTTCTAGGTTATGAGCCATAGATTTGTCCTTTCGATTAGTTGAGTTCTGATTATAGCAGGGGGGTCTGACATTGTCTAGATTAGTTAGTCATTTGTCCGAATTGTCCAGTGTGATCATTCTCACAAATTTTGGGGGATTGTGGATAACTGTCGTAAGGCTGTGGATAACCCCGCAGGTGTGCGGGCCAGCTTGGGAAGTTGGGGCGGCGGGATCCCTGGTGTGCAACCGCCCCAAGATTATTATCCAAGCAATTTAGTTAGTTCAGTTTTTGGTGGAAGAGATTCACGATTTAGAAGTAGAGCAGTTGTCTTTTTCTTTTTTAGATTATCATAAACATAAGCACGAATAGTTCCGTCAAACTTACGCAAATTAGAAAATACTAATTCAGTTAGATACTCTTTATCTACACCTTGCTCAGAATAGATAGTCAAATCATTTGCTTTGTTTTCGTCATAGATTTCTACACGATAACGATTTTTCATTTTGTTCCTTTGTTAGTAGGGATAATAATTATAACATTGGGGGCTAGATTTTGTCTAGCCCCCATAAGATTATGCGCCGATTTTTACCATAGCCCAACGCAAACCATTTTCAGTATTCAATCCTAGTTTAGTTAGATTAGGACGAATAGAAACGATTTCGCTAATTGTGCCTGTGATACCTGACTTGCCTGTGGTAAATACATCTCCCTTGCGGTAGAAGCGACCCTTAGCAGTATCTAGTATTGGTGACATTTTATTTCCTTTCGTTAGTAGGTGGGTTGAGTAGTTTATAGTCATACTCAGGACTTTGCTTGTTATTTATAGATAACGAGCAATAGCGTTGTATGTGGAAGTATTTACTACTTCCTCATCTGTCATTTTGAGAATACGGATTGCGTTTTCCATTTCCTCTTTCATCTCACGATACTGGTGAGTGTGAATTACCTCAAAGTCCTTTTCAGGTTCAGCAGGAAAGTTGCCTTCCTTTGTGATGATGTCAAAATCAACATTGAGAGTGTTGTTCCATTGACGATAGTTTGTGCGTAGGTTTTCTGCTTTTGAGAAGTTCTCAATAGCCCACTTAGCAATTTCCTTTTTCCAAGCCTCTTGCTTCTTGCCGAACTTTGCTTCCTTTTCGGTTTGTGTAGCATAGTCTTTTTCTAGTGTTGCTAACTTTGCTTCCAAAGCCTTGATTACCTTCGCTGTTGCGATTTTTACATTTATTGCTTTTCCTCTAGCCATTTGATTTCCTTTCGTTTGGTTGGTTGTTTAGTATAACATAGGGGTCTGACATTTCACCCGAAGGTGGAGAGTTCTTACTTACGACATTGGACTAGAACACTCTCTAAACTGTCCCTGTTTCGTTTAGTTTGTTAGACTTCTACTGAAGTCCAACGCTCTGAGCCATTTACATCAAGTAGCACTCTCGCCACTCCGCTAGGGTGGTTATCTACTGCCTTGATAACTCCGACTACGCCTGACTTAGCAGTTGTAATCGTTTGTCCGATTTCTAGTGTTGCCATTTTGTTTCCTTTCGTTTAGG